CAGACGGATGGTCAGGGAGGCCGGGCGGATGATCAACAGCTCAAGCAGGTTGATCGGAGCCAGCAGGAAATAGACCGGCCACGGCACACCGGGGGTGAACAGCTCGTGGCGCAGATAGTGGCCGAGGCCCTGCGAGCGGATGGCGGCGATCCAGTACTGGATCAGTGTCCAGACAGCGAACACGAGCGGCATGACCACCGTGGCGTTGGCCGCCATGTTCATACCTGGAATGATGCCGCACAGGTTGAAAATGAAGATCGTGAAGAACAGGGTGGTGATCATCGGCACGTAGCGCTTGCCACGGGCCTCACCCATCACGTCATACACGACCTTGTCGCGCACGAAGTCGAGACCGTACTCGACTACGCCCTGCCAACGGCCGGGGATGAGCTTGGCGCGCTTTGCGGTCACGCCGAGCACCACCAACAGCACGATGGTTGCCACGATACGAATCAAAATAATGCGGTTGATGGCAAACGGAGTTCCCTGGAACAGAATCTCCGGGGGAAGGAAGTCATCAACCGAGGGCAGATGAGCGCCTGCCTCGTCAGCCAACAGCAATCCTGCGCTGAGCGAACCGACCATATCACGCCTCCTGCTTCTTCAATGTCAGGTGTCAGTTTAAACCCACCGGGCAGGCAAATGTGACGTGCTCGTTACTTTCGTCTTTTTTTGTCTCCTCGGTGTGGAGTCTGCCGGGCATGGACACGGAGTCTGCGCTGGGCATTCGGCTCCGAATGACTGAAGAGTGATTATTTGCCTGCGTCTAGACAATGTCAATATTATACCGGCGAGTCTCCTGAAATCCCTACTGCTGCAAGGTTTTCCCGGGCGTTTCGCGAACGTTGTGCACTATTGGTCGCATTACGCGGATGTGTGGCATTACGTTCATCAAGCCGTCCACATCGTGGACGAACAACCGTCCACGCTACGAACGCAACCTCCAACAGTAGCTCCCTCTGATGGGCCGAGCCGTGAAGGAGAAGCAAAGGAGCTCCCCGTCGAGGGGAGCTGTCGTCGTAGGCGACTGAGGGGAGATCGTAGGCTCAGCCCTGAATCACCCCATACCCGTCATGCACAAACGGCTTGAAATCATCCTGGCGCGGCCCGCCCGGCTCATGCCGAATCGAACGATCAGTACCGAGCTTCTTCTCAGCCCTGAGCTGCGGCACCTCGGTCAGGTCATACGGCGTGGTCTGGTACACCCAGTTGAGCCAGTTGCGCCACAGCAGATTGGCGTGGGCGCGCCAGGCGAACAACGGTTCCAGCTTCGGATCGTCATGCGGGAAGTAGTTCTTCGGGAAGGGCACGTTGGTCATGCCCTTGGCCATATCGCGCTCGTATTCTTCGGCGAGCGTGTACTTGCCGTACTCCCAATGGCCGAGCGCGAACACTTCGGAGAAGTCACGCGTGGCGATCAGGCCCGGGCCGGACTGCGGCCCCCAAGTCAAGATCTGAAGGTCATGGTTGGCACGTACCTCGTTTTCGTTCACGCCGGCGAGGCGGGAGTGCGGCTGCAGATCAATCTCGTCGAAGCCATTGGTCAGGAAGCAGTATTCATCCTGCAGGTACTGCGGGAATACGCCGAAAATCTTCTCGGGGTAATCCACCTTGTGGATGCCGTAGCGGTAGTACAGTGCGCCCATCGCACCCCAGCACAGGTATATGGTGGAGAACACATGGGTGGAGGCCCAGTCGAGAATCGTCTTGAACTCGTCCCAGTAGTCCACATCTTCGAACGGCATATGCTCTACAGGCGCGCCGGTGACCACAAAACCGTCGTAATAGTTGTCTTTGAACGCATCGAGGTTTTCGTAGAACTTGACGAGATGATCGGCGGAAACGTGCGTGGCCTCATGCGTGGAGGTCTTCATGAAGTCGATTTCGACCTGCAGCGGCGACTTGGAAATCAGACGCAGCAGCTGTGTTTCAGTCTCGATTTTCTTAGGCATCAAGTTCAGGATCACCAGTTTGAGCGGGCGGACGCGCTGACGCTCCGCCTCGGGCTTCTCCAGAGCGAAGATGCGCTCCGAATCGAGGATATCTCTGGCCGGCAGGCCACTGGGGATCTTGATAGGCATGTTCCTATTATGTCAATATTCGGGATAACGGTTCAGGGCATTCCTATAACGGCCATTTATGGCGCGTTATTACCCCGACTCCGACTCCGCCCCAAACCCCTCGCTGCGTGAGCCAATTCACGTTTTAAAACCGCGGGAAGATGACGCGACACGCCGATGTTGACTTTCTGGAATCTGCACCTATTGTAGATAGAGCTGTCTGAGAGACAAGCCGACGCGGGGTGGAGCAGCTCGGTAGCTCGCTGGGCTCATAACCCAGAGGTCCATGGTTCAAATCCATGCCCCGCTACCAACGCCTCAGGTTTCACATTGAAGAAACCTGAGGCTTTTTCTATATCTACGAGGTTCCACAAGGTCTTACCGACGAACTTCTGAGACAAGCTGGCGGGCGTTATTCCCATAGCAGCCGCTAAGTCCTTTTGCGCGCAGCCGCGCAGCGCGATAGCCACGCGCATGTTCCGCGTCACTATCTCTTGGAGACTTTCACTTTGCCTCGATTCCGCTGTAGGTCGAGGGCTAATAATTGTTTGTGTCATGCAATTAGATTAGCGTCAGCCTAATTCAATTGTCCACTGCGACACGCCGGATTGCTCAGCTTAACTTCTCATGCTATAAATCAAGGCATGTCGAAATCTAATAAAGCTGAGCTTAATTCCGCCACGCTGAGCATAAAGACGTTGCTTACATGGCGCGGAATTTTGCAGAAGGACGCGGCTAAAGCCTTGGGTATCACGCCGCCGTCCTTCTCGAAAAAGCTCAATGGTGATACCCGCTTTACAGCGGACGAAGTAGTTGCGCTATCCAAAATGCTGAACGTCAGCACTGATGTTCTTCTTGGCCGCAAGCCGTTAGAGGTGAAGTGACATGCCTGTTTTCACCAAGGAGTCGCACAACCATTTCGACGTTGACCATTTCGAGGTTGACAACTCGTTTGGCTTCAGAATCACCGTTGACGGCGATTACTTCGCTTTCGCGGGCATGAGTCTGGGCGACCTCGTGACCATCAACCAGCACATTGCCGAGGCAATCAGGAAGGGGCGTAGAAGTGCGCTATGAGGTCTCACAGGAACCCAAGGACGTGGAGCCGGGCGATATCGCGGTTATGCGTCTCGTGACCACGAAGGGTGCCGTGAAATGGACGTGCGGCACCGTGCGCTGCTTCACGGACGATGACGAAGACCCGGCAATCGTTCTGACCACGGGCAAGATTCCCGAATATGACGGTTACGAACTGGTGTGCCGTATCAGGCCGATACCGGACGTGGTGCAAATGACTCTCAATGATGACGGCGAGGTGATGGCATGACCACAAGGGAAAAGATTCTGTTGGTTCCGTTGTGCGCGGTGCTGCTTGTGGTGGCGCTTTCGTGGCGGTTGTGGCTTATCGCTCTTGGCTTCGCGGTGGCGGCTGCCGCCGTCGTATGGCTCGAAACCGAGGAAGGGGCCGATTGTGAGAGGGATTAGAACCGTTCTTGCGGCACCGTTCGCGGTGCTGGCGTTCGCGCTTGTGACCGTTGCCATGTTCAGTGCCCGAGCCGCCATGTGGATTAGCGCCGGTTACAGGGGCGCGGTGAAAGTAGAGGCCGAACTATGAGCATGTTCCAGACACCTACGCGCGTGTGGGCGAACGCTCACCCCGAGTATCCGGGATTGTTTGAGATTCATTCTGACAGCGGAGATATTGCGTTGAATCAGGTGGCGACCCGACAGACTCTTGAGGCGCTACGCGCGTCCATCAACGACGCTTTGGCTCAGGACGATTTGCGCCGCCGAAGACGACGGTAGGCGTGCCGATAACTGAATGTGCCGTAATCGGGGGCGACTCTAGGTGACCCGTAGCACGGTGAAAGTACCCTAGCGCGGCTTGCTCACCGCGTTACAAACACACGCCCTGTGGGGGCGTGGTTAAGACGGCGCGGGGACGCCATGCGGGTTACTGAACGACTTGGGGCGCATTGTCAGGGCGCAACAGGGTGCAGCACCGTCATACGTGGCGGGCCTCTTGTCGTGACCTTGCGCGCGGCTTCGGCCGCTGACCTCAAAGCGATATACGCGGCTCCGTTACGAAGCAATTTGGGCGAACCTCACTGGAAACGACGGCGAAGCCTTGCGCTTCAACGCTTGTTTCCGGCTTAGGTTCCCCCGCTCAACCGCTCACCACCCGAAGGTCACATGAAATGAAAACCCGGTTAATCACGATTCACAAGAACATCAACCAAGCACTTACGACGAAACGAGGCAACAAGATGGGTTATGCAGTCTCTTACAAACGTTCCGGCCGTCCGATTTCCCGGCGTGCCAAGCGTCAGTCACCGGCGAATAAGGCCCAGCGGACGAAGGACATGAAGAACGCTATCAGGTGGAACGTCGCCCAGTTGGAGCATGACACCACGGGCACCGACTCGATTGAGCGTGGCATGGTGTGCAAGCTGCTGCATCTCGGCAAGATTGCGCCGACCGCTGACCCGACCGGAGACCATGTGTTGCAGCAGCTTATCAGTGAAGGCTACGTGCAGCGGCCTCGCAAGCGCGCCGGTGTTCAGGTGTTCGACCGCGCCGACCTGTTGACCTCGCTCAAGGCTTACGCGGGGGTGTGCTGAATGAACCCGCGCGCGAAACTCACGACCGCTCAGGCCGCACGGTACTTGCATCGTTCACAAAGGCAGATGGAGCGCATGAGGGCGGACAACACCGGCCCCGTCTGGTTCAAGGCCGGTGACGCTATCAATTCGCCGTGCCTGTACGAGGTTGCCGACCTTGACCGGTGGGTGATGGAGCAGAAGGGCAAGGCGTGACAATGGCGACAAGGGGATTGAAGCGCCAGCGTGGAACGATACCGCGCCGCGTGCGCGAAGAGGTCATAGAGACATGGGGCAATGACTGTTGGCTGGAATTGCCGGTATGCACGCACCACGGCGAGGAAGACGACCATATCATACCGTTCAAGGCCGGTGGCCGTGCCCGATGTCTATTTAGAAGTGCAACACCCTTG